GGGGACCTGGCAGGATTAAGCCAGTGTTTACGTGTAGTCCCGTAAAGTGTGCTGCAGCTACATTCACCCCATGAATGACCACGAAGGTAGAACGCACGCTAGCAGCGGTATTATGCCACTCACGCCAACAAGGCGAGAGCGGCTGCAGTACCCGCACGCTGTCCGACTGCATCGGCAATCTGCGGAAGCATCCCCGCCGCAACTCGAGCTGCGAGGGGGCGTCCGAACGATCCGATGGATTCGGCAACTGCACGTATGTTGTTGACTATCGAGAGTGGTGCCACAGGGGGCGGCTTGCCAAGATTACTCAAGGGACCAACGATGTTGTACCTTGCGTAATAACAAGACGCCATGGAAATCTCGTACTCCTGCTGTTGGGATGCATGCTCGAAGAGCAAGAATACCGACGACAGTCCAGGATCGAGACGCTCCACCTCCCCCGAAACTGGTTCGTGGAAGGAAGTGTACGCACTCTGCGTGACAGGAACGCAATCCCATTGATGGGAACGCGCAAGTTCCTGCCCAGTCATAACCACTGTAGACGTAGATTCCTCGATTAAGTCCTTTATAGCAGTATAAAGGTCTTGTGTGGAAATCATAGAAGGTAGTGGAATGGACTGGCGCAACACTTGCACCGAACCGGAGACATTGAAAGTCCTTGTCATGTTGCGAATCCTGAGGGATCCGCGTGAACACATTACGTGAGTGGGATTAGTGGCAGTGAAGTTACCATCACTAAGGATACCAGTAGAGTTAATCGTCTGTGTCTCCACGGGCGACCAAGAGCCAGCGGCTCCCGCGCTCCCTGGGGTAAACTGAGTAGTAACCCACTGATCGAACCCACCACCCGGTTGAAAGCGTGCAATCGTGTGAGAAGGGTTCTGGTTACCGCCAGTGTAACCGGGTATAGTAATAACAAAACGACGTGCGCCATTGACGTGAGTCGCCGGACCAATCGCAAAGGCCAATGCCTGCGGTTTTCCAGGTGAGAACGCGTCAAAGTGATGACTCTTCGACAACCCAGCAGGGATGCGCGGAGGAGCCACGACAATCTTGTTATACTTATTGCGAGTAGGCTGCTTCTTTCTAGGCTGTTGCTTGGGGGGATTGGGGACCCTTTTGCTACGCTGCGGTTGCGGACCACGAGGTCCAGCCATCTGTAAGAACGCAGGATGTTTATCGACACGAAGTCGAGAAGGATGATTTTAAAATTTTTATCGACGCGAAGTCGAGGAAAAGATTTTACGATGTTTATTAGTCAAGATGACTATAATGCCGGTCCAATGACTTCAAAGGCGGACTTCCCGTTTATATATACAGTTCAACTGTCGCTGCATTCGCAATCACAGAAGTGATCGCGCAATGCAGTCTCATAGAGATCACCGTAGCCTAGGGCAGTGACGATTTCCTTCAGCTTCGCAGTATTCTCCTCAGAATGCCGCAACGCGAAGGCGTAACCGCCGATGCTCTCGTGCGTAGGTGCACCATTGCCAGCTAGCTTGGCAAACATCTTCTTGGTGTTGAGAAACTCGACAGTGTCGACGACGTGGCCGTTGTCGCCGACAGACTCTTTGTAGCACATTGACGTGAAGTTCACGCCATCCGCGAGGGGTCCATACGAAGTGGACCCCTTCTTCGTCAGCACTCCAAAACGGGTCAAGCGTTCTTGGTCGGGCTGCGGGGCTGCGACAGTATCATCACTCTGAGTGAATACTTTCTCGCACCCTGCAACCACCAGGCAAACCGCTCGAACCGGAGAGTTCAGAGAGGAAGTGGATGGCATGCCACTGGCAGTGGCGCCGAACTTGCTACACTCAACAATCTTTCCAGCAAAGGATAGAAGATGAGCTGAGCAAGCCATGGCCTCACACCATAGCATGGAACCTACAGCGTTCGCCTCTCCAAAAGAGAGGGGAAGACCATCCTTGCGGGCACGCTCGAGGCGGCGCTGGGCGTCGAAAACGTGACCCCCACGGATGTTGTTCTGATCGAACGAGGTAGCGTCAGCGGTGTAAAGGTTAGGATAACCCTTGAACATGTGCCGCATCTTATTGAACAGGTGCTTGTGACCTTCATCATGATGCCCCATGCCTACTGCTTGGGGCATGTTCAGATTGGAGTGGAAGGACTTAATATCTGCCTTATTCTGCGGACGATGCATCAGAAGTTGCACTCCCTGATCCACAGCGGACATCATGCAAATGAGCCTCCAACGGAGCTCAGCAGATTTCCCGGGATCATAGAAATCGTCTTTAGGAAAGAGGACAGACGGGTCTTTCAACCCAAGCTTCACCATCTCAGATGGAGTCATATTAGGCATCTCGAACTCTTTGGTGAGTCGGAGAGCAATGCGACTGAAGCAGATCAAGTAAAGCTCGTCAGGCATCTTCTCAGCCCAATCTTTCTTGGTGCCCTGGGCATAGTGGTTAGACCAGCCCGTGGGTTTCGCATGAAAGTCAAAGAGAGTCTGCGATCTATAATATTGCGTGCTCGTGTCGAAGTCGCACGCGGGGTATAAGTCAATGAACTTGTCGACCATCTTCCTCTCGTCTTCGGTCAAATCGAATTTGCCCGGAATAACACGGCTAGCCTGTGCCTTGAGCGAATCAAGGATACAGTTATGGTTGAGAGGACACTGGTTGTAGCCAGTGAGATCTACGCCGCATCCCTTGAGACACTCGATGATGTCCTCTGAGATGGGGCGTGGTGACATGGACTTCTTCTTCGTGCTTCCGAAGCCAGCGGGTGACGTGCCGACTTGCCGAAACATCTCAACCCCAGCAGGGGTAGACGCTAAGGGGTCGGTGTGGGTCTTCCACGTGATCTTCTCAGCGGTCGCGTTGTGGTACGAGCGGAACTGCGCCATGGCCGTAAGGTTCAAGACGTGTTCATAGGACTGGTCCTTAAACTCGTTCATGTTCTCCTTGCGGTTGTCGGCGAACTCCGCTAGCAATTCCTTGAAGCGATCGTTAGTCATGTCGTTCCGCCTCGGTGCCTCTGGCTTCTCTTTGATTTCGGACATATGCTCCGGATAATCCCGAGAGAGGAGATCCACGTGAAATGGAACTCTCTCAGGTTTAGGCGGTGGCGTCAAATCTGGGAGAACGAGGCCAGGCGGTAATGGCGACGGTTCATTGGGTTTGTCGGCGCTTTCACCAGAACGGTGATACGGGCCGCGCGCATGCTCTCTGTCTCCGGACCTGCGATCACGACGTCCACTGAAGTGCGTAAACTCAGTGTTGTCTATGAGGTCCATGTTCTCTTCAAGCTCCAGACGTTCAGTACGTTCTGCAGCTGTCTCATCCCTCCCCAAATCGACGAAGAAATCTTCAGGGTCTTCATATCCGTCATCGCGGACATCAAACCCACCTTGATTCTGTCGAGAGTCATCAGATGACTCAGTGAGGCGGAATAGAGAGGCGTTGCTGTGTGGAATGAACAATGACTTGTACACTGCCGAGACAGCGGAAGAAGTGGCGGCGATGTTCACGGGCTTGCCCTTCATAAGGGTAGTCCCGAGGTGAAACAAAGCACCAAAACTTGTCCCGTTCTCGACATACACGCCGATAGCACCAGACCAACTGGGGCCGGTGGTTGCGTCGTGACATACAATGCCAAGGTTGTCCATGCGGGCTTTCAACTCAGAGGGCGGTTCGACGACACGTCCAGTGGAGTAGAGATCCTCTCCGTTGTGGCGAGCATGAAACGTGATAGAACCACGCAACTTCTTACCAAGCGACTTGAGAGTGACCTTCTTGATGTCACCAATGGTGGCCCACTGGCGGTCTGACAACTCAATGAACACAATGTCATGAGCGGTCAACCGATAGTTGGCCATCTTGGTGTGACGAACGGGACACTTAGAAATGTCAATAGACTTGACCTTGAAAAGTGTGTCGATCGTATCATCATACGCATGGCGTGTTGTCACAAGAGTGTTCTCCAATCTCCAGGCCATCCCAATAGAATCGGTGCCCTCATCAGTGGTCTTACCGACGCAAGCGTCGATGTTACGTAATGGGGCTGACCTCCAAATGTTCTTGGGGTTTACAGCGCTTTCGGTGGAAGAAACCGGTACAGCCGAGTACTTCAAGTGAAATACCTCCTCCTTACCAATGACTTGGTCAGAAGAATCGAGCACCACAGTATACAACTGCGATGTGGCTGTCTTGCGATAGTACGCCTGCGCTCCAACGTCGAAGTGGCCAACCTGCACTGCACGCGGCCTGTAGATACGGGCGTTGTTGTGAGCTCGCTTGTTCAAGTAACGAACGAGCCACCACGCAAAGAATGCGAGACAGATTACAGAGAGGGCCACACAGCAAAGTGGGAACCAAAAGGCAAAAGAGGGGACCCCCTCTTTGTCACCTCCGAAGAGGAAGGATGACACACGGTCATAACTCACGACCGGAACACTAAGGGACCGGATGCGTTGCCAGAGCCAATCCGGGTGAAGAAATCGAGCAATCGAGTTGCACTGAATACACTGGTAGTGACTGGACTCAGGCTGAGCCATGATGGAATGGAATCCGAGAGGGGGGGACTGACGAGTCCTAGAGCAAAACAAGCCAGCAAAATCTGATAGATGCCACGGGGGCACCCA